CAGCACGATACCAACCGGCTGGCAGCGGATCGTAACCCACAATCGGCTCAATCTCGGCGGCGTTGAAACCATTCAGATCCATTTTCACTCTCCTTTCGGCAGATAGGCGGCAAACGGGTTGCCAGCAGTCAGGTCGAACGGGATCGGCGCGGCAATCCCAAACCGGTTTTTCGACACGTTCGACGCTTGCGGGTGACAGATGATTTCGCGCTGCCCGTCGCTGAATGCGCGTTTCCGGTCACCGTCCCCGCGCGTGTAGGTTTTCAGCCGCACAAAACCCACCAGATCGACGTTATCGACGTAGTGCGGCAGCGACTTCTTGTGCATCCTGATCGTGTAGCGCGTGTAGCTGTCCAGATCGGGCAGGTCGATTTGTTCCGTATCCGCGTGGCCGACAAAAACGACGTTCATCCCCTTGTCGTAGGCCAGCGCACCCGCCCATTCGCGGATCAGGCGGTGACGTTCCGACGCAGCGTTATATCCTGCGCCGTAGCCGCCTCCCGCCTGATTGATCGATTTTGCACGCGGGTCTGCCTCGACAATTTCGTGTTCGATTATCGTGGCCAGTTGCGTGATACTGTCGATCACCAGCGTTTTGAAATCGTGTTTCTGCGTGGCCAGCGCCTCGATTGCGTCCAGAACGTCCTGCGACGATTGCGCCACGTCGAACAACGCCACGTGATCCGCACCCGCCAGACTGGCCGTGCCGTCCTCGGTGCGGATAAACACCGGCCGGGGCATCAGCGCCGCCAGCGTGGTCTTGCCAACGCCCGCCTCGCCGAAAATCGTCATGATGACAGGCCGATCCTGTCGGGGCCTCGACAGTTTTTTCAGGTCGATTGCCATTCTCACACCTCCTCTACCCTGACGCCGATTTTGCCGGGTTTCGTTTCAAACGCGCGCGCAATTGCGCGCCAGATTTCAGGCTCGTTGTTCGCCAGGTATTTGCACCCCGCCGCATCGGCCTCGATCCTGATTTTCACCGGCTGCAAATCCGGCGGGCACCTGTTCCGCACCTGCTCCCACGCCGCCTCGTCCACGCGGCGCGTGACCGGCTGCGTGAGCGTGACCTTGTAACCGTTCAGGCGGTGTGTTCTCGACCCCTCTGCGGGAACATCGAGCGCGGCGGCAAGCTGTGCCTCGATTGTGTGGCGGCGTTGTGCTGCCGCCGCCTCGGCCCGCCTGGCATCCAGCCAGTCGCGCGCCAAAGCCTCAAGATTGCCCTGCATCGGCCCCTCCTCTGCTCTGCTTCCCACCGCTTGAACCATAGGCACGCGCGTGCTAGCTTGTCAACGCCAATTTTCTAGCGAGGTGACATATGCGAACCAAGGAAGTCGTCGCCCTCTTTGGCGGCGTCAAACAGATGGCCGATGCACTCAGAATCTGGCCGCAAGCCATCTATGCCTGGGGCGACACCGTGCCCGAACTGCGACAATATCAGATCAAGGAAATCCTGCGCGAGCGTGAAGCGCAACGGGCAAAAGAGCAAACAAAATGAACATCATACAACAGGGTCCAACGGACCCGCTGCCGGTCCTGATCGACCGGGCCACGGCGGCACTGGACGCCGCGCGCGATAGCGCAGAGGTTCTGGAAGCGCGCGAAATGGCCCGCGTAGCCTACGACGCCGCCAAATCCGCCGCGCGCGTGGCGCGGGCAAAACAGGCGCACGACACGATCCTTGTTGAGGTGCACCGTGCGCAGGCGCACGCGCTGGCGATCCGCGCCCGCGCGGAAATCCGGCTGGCCGAGGAATACGACATCGCGCAAGCGCGGGGGGAGGTTCGCACGGCAGGAAACCCAATTGTTGTAGACCCCAACAATTGCAAAGTCGGACCTTCCGACCTCGGTCTGCGCCGCGACGAGATACACGAGGCGCGCAAGCTGCGGGACGCAGAGGCCGCCGAGCCGGGGTTGATCCGTCGCAGCCTTGATGCGATGCTGGAACGCGGCGAGGAACCCACGCGCGCGGCACTGATCAAGGAAGTCGTCGCAAAGCCACAGCCAACAATGCCGCGCGAGCCGCTATGGGTCTGGGGCCGCGTCAAGGACTTCCACAGGGACGGAATCCTTGCGATTCCACCGCATCAACTCGCCGCCAAAATGACCGAGGAAATGCGACGCGACATGCGCACCCAACTGCCCGCCGTAATCGCCTACCTGACACAACTGGAGACCGAACTATGAGCGAATATTCCGAAATCGTGACCGTCATGCAGTCGCAAATCGACGCACTCGACAATGCTGAACTGATAATGCCGAGCGCACTCGCAATGGCAACCTATCAGGCAATTTCACCGGAACAAGACGAAGAAAGACTCGTCCAATATCTCACCGTCGAAATGCTCAAGGTAATGGCCCGCAAACTCCTCGGCCGAAAATTCAGCATCGAAAGCGACGAAACCGAGGCCTATCAGGGTGATCTGTTCTCCGGCGCATTGCAAAAACGATACCCGATCCCACGCCAACAGGGCGAAGAACCGGTCTACAAACTGCGTTCCAAACTCACGCCCAAAGAACGCGCATGGAACGTCGAACAACTCCGCAAATCAGCGCGCGCCAGACTGGAACATGCCGATGCACTGGAAGCGGAAGGCCAATTGCACAATACCGAAGAATTTTGCGCCGCTGAATAAGCCAGAACGCACCTGCCACAACAACAACCAATCCCTCACAATCTGCATTCCCGACGAGATTTTCTCGTCGGGATAACCCCACAACAGGGCGCCGCACACACATGACCCCCTCTGAATACGCCGCCCGCTACGCCGCGCTGGGCTGGCACCTCGTGCCAATCCCCGCAGGCTCGAAAGCCCCGCAAATCCTCGGTTGGCAACGCCCGGAAAAATCCCTCAAAGGTCCAGCCGCCGCCGCCTACTGGGAACGCAACCCCACCCACAACATGGGACTCCTGCACGAGCCCAGCGGAACCTGCGCACTGGACGTGGATCACGTCGAAAACACCCGCCTCATTTTCGAGGATTTCGGGATCGACTACGAATCAATAATGGCGTCCGCCCCGCGTATCGTCGGCCGCCTCGACCGGGGCAAACTCCTGTTCCGCGCCGTCACCGGACTCACCACACGCAAACTGTCTTGGCCGTCCCGCGACGATTCGCGCAAAACCGAAGTCGTGTTTGAACTCCGCGCCGGAGCCGTCCAGGACGTGCTGCCGCCCTCGATCCACCCCGATACCGGCAATCCCTACCGCTGGCACGGTCCGGCACCGTGGGACGGCCTGCCGGAAATCCCCGCGCCGTTGCTGACCCTGTGGACCGAATGGGACCGATTCCGCCCGCAATTGCAGGATATGTGCCCGTGGAAACCGGCACGCGAATTCCAGCCGCCGCGAAAAAAACGCCCGCCGGGCGAACGCACCAGCGTCATCGACGCGTTCAACGCCGCGCACGACATGCACGAACTCCTCGTGCGCTACGGATACAAACCCACACGGCGCGGCAGATACCTCAGCCCCAACTCCAAATCCGGCCTCGCCGGTGTTGTGCTGTTCGACGACGGCCGCGCCTATAGCCACCACGCCAGCGACCCTTTCGACCACGCCCACACGTTCGACGCGTTCGACCTGTTCTGCCACTACGAACACGGCGGCGACGTGGCCAAGGCCGTCAAGGCCGCCGCGATGTTCCTGAACCTCACCACAGACCCGCAGCACGAATACAACCCGGACTCGGACCCGGAAATAATCGAGCACGGCGGGAAAGTGTGGGAAGTGATCCGCACCAGACCGCCGCTTCCTCCTGCCGCACCGGCACCGGCCTTTCAACACGCCGCGCTGAACGGTATTCCGCCGCACCTGCTCACCGTCCCCGGCACGCTGGCAGAAGCGGTGAACTATTACAACGCCACCGCCCCCAAGCCCCAGCCGCAATTCGCCGTGCAGGCCGCGCTGGCATTTGGATCGGTAGTAATGGGCCGCCGCTGGATCACCGACCAGGACAACATGACCAGCCTCTATTTCGTCAACGTGGCCAAATCCGCAGCGGGCAAAGAGCACGCCAAAACGGTTCTGGAACGCCTGCTGGAAGATGCCGGGCTGGGCACGCGCATCGGCCCCAGCGGATACACCAGCGCCAGCGGCGTGTTCAGCGCGCTGGTCGATCAGCCGTGCCACGTCTCGATAATCGACGAACTGGGCCGGGTTCTGGAATCGTCGCAGGCGTCCGGCAACCACCACAAGCAGGACGCCCAAACGATCATCATGGAGGTTTTCGGGCGGCAGACATCGACCCTGCGCCCGCAGGGCTATTCCAAAATGGGACTGACGGCAAAACAGGCCAAGGAATTCGAGAAGGTGGTGCGGTCGCCGTCATTGACAATTATGGCCATGACAACGCCTTCGACGCTCTACGGCGGAATTTCCAGCCGATACGTCGCGGACGGGTTTTTGGGCCGGTTCCTGATCGTGGAGAGCCAGATCGGGCGGCAAACGTCCGGCACAGTGAAACGCGTCAATCCGCCTGCCGCACTCAGGGAATGGGCCGAGGCGCACGGCACCGCCGCGCTGGGGGATATTCCCTGCGATATGCATGACGTGGCCCCGGCGGCGATAGAGGTGCCATTTGCGCCTGAATGCCACCAGATGCTGCGCGCGTGTGACGCGGATATGATCGGCCTGATGGACGAATACGAAAAGCACGGGCTG